GGATGAAGCCAACCATCCTGATCAGCAACCAGACCCGGGAAGAACTGGCTGCATTCATCGGCGAACGCGTTCTTGATCGCATGAGCGATGGCGGCGGGTGCACTCTGTCATTCACGTGGGATTCTTACCGTTCTAAGGGGGCAGCATGACCATAACAATTCGTGGGCAGATTCTTGCAGCCCTACGTAATAACCCGGGCCTGAACAGTGGGCGTATTGCCACCATGATCGGCATGACCACCAAAAAGATTTCCGGCCCGTTAAGCACGTTGTTTGCAGACGGCCTGATCGAGTTCGAAGGCAAGCACGGCCAGCGGCTTTATCGGCTGACTGATTACGGCATGAAATACGCACCGGAAACCATACCTGCCATGCCGAAGGGTAATTTGAAGCTGGTGCAGCGCACAGAGACAAACGTGATCTGCCAGGAGTGCCGCAACAGTCCGGCGATGAGAAGGGTATTGATGGTTTGGGGGAGGGTAGGGGTATGAGCAACATCGACAAACGCGCACAGAAGGAACTCTATGCGAAAGTTGAGCGGCAGGCTCATTCGCTTCGCGGGAATCCTCGCGAATACCAGGCAGTAACTGGCTTGTGTCCGGTAAACGTTATCGAAATGCACGCACAGAAAATTCAGGCGCTGCTGGATGAGCTGGAAGCCGCAGATGCGCTGAATAAACATTTGGAGTTGGCAATCCGAAGAGCTGAGGGTTGTAGCGAGGCGTTAAGGAGAAAACTAGAGGCCGCAGAGGAGCGCATTGCTGAACTTAGTGAATTACCCATGAAGTCTGATGTTGAAAAAAAACCTCAGAATACCTTGAGTGGCAGACCAGTTTACCTCGGCGATGGCAGTGACGCTAAGGAGACGCTGATTGCAGGTAAGCGTGATATTCATCGCTACGGGAGTTTGATAACAGATAAAGCCTGGAAAGGAGATTGATATGGCTCGTTTTATCGCAGTTATTCACGGGTGGTTCGTCGACAGCAAGGGTTTTGATGTGCATGAACTTAGCGCAACGGACAAGGAATCGGCCCACAACGAAGCGGTGCTGTTGAAGCATAAACGAGAAAGCACTTTCTGCTCATGTGCCTGCACTGTAGTTGAGATTGCTGACAACGAAAGATTGCCACGCAAGTTAACTCTACGCGAACGTCTGACAGGGAGGACTAACCCATGATCACTATCACCAAAGAATTCACCAAAGAGCAGTTGCAGCAAATTATCGAAACTGACCACGTTCAATGCGGTGAGGCTTCTTCGCTGGCGCGTACCGCGCTGGCATCGCTCGAAGCGGAGGCTGTTGGCGAGGTCGTCCTGGGCGAATATGACGATTGCGGATGCCACCCGGATGCAAGGGTGGCGTGCATAGCCGCTGATGGTCAGGCTGACTGGGAGAATTTCAAAGATGGCACTCGGTTATACACCGCCCCGCCAGCGCCGGTAGCTGTGCCCGCTGCGATGGAAATGGATGATAACTTTGACAGCGCGTTTGAACACGGAAAAGCTGTCGGCTGGAACGCCTATCGCGCAGCCATGCTTCAGGGTGCAGATGGTACCCTCACCAATGAAGGTACCATACCAGTCACGCAATTTAAGCCGGTAGCAGACCTGTACGGCTTAACCTCACCAACTGGCGGCGAAACATCATTCACTTTCGACGCTGTTGAAGCTCGCGATTTCATTGATGGCGGTTGGTTATGTCAGGAGTACGTGGAGCTTGAACGCTTTCAGGAGGCTGTGAGCGGCAACTCTCCGGTGATTCCGGATGGTTGGGTGATGGTGCCATTTGAGCCGACCTATCAGATGTGTAAGGCCATGGGGTTGCCCTGGGAGAGTCCTCGATTCCCGGATCTCTATAAGGCGATGCTCGCCGCCGTTAAAAAATAGTCGTAATTTCTGCTAAAGTTTGGGCAATATAACCAGCACAGTAATTAGGGAGTCATTTATGCACGAACTATTTGTGCTGGTTTTGAGCACCTGTGCCAGCCTCAGCAATATGTCAGGTTGTTCTTTGGAAGTGGTGAACTTGAACACCGAAAAAGAACCGGTGAATGTCTTTTACAGCAGGAAAGACTGTGAAGAGAGCATGAAGGGAATCATGCTAAATCATGCCCTATACCATGAAATATCAGGAAGAGAGCCATTTATGGCTAAATGCGAACAAATATTTATCTCACAAAGTTTAATGAAATAGTCGGTCGAATTAGACGCATGACAAAATTTTAAAGGAGATTAAATGGAAGATTACTTGGTTTTTGGTTTGGGTCATGAAGGGGATATCAAGCACGATGAAGCGGGTCTTGATAAAATAAGCGTGGTAACAAAAGCTGTAATGCGTTCTACCAATTCCAATGAACCAGTGGTCTACCCAATGACTCAGTTCAAAGAATTTAATGTTGTCAGACAGCAAGCGTATGATGGTGAATTCTACAACATAGCATTTGATGTTTTACCATCTCGCGATCGTGTCGATGCTGCAATCCGGAAATTTCACCCAAAGAAATCATCCACGGTTTAGTAACCTTTGATTTTCTGAAATCAACCCGCCATAATCATGTCATCGGAGCCTGAACAACTCCGGTGACTTCTGCGCATTTAAGGGGACTTAAATGCGACCACAATCTGAACTCCTCACCTTGTCACAGATGCAGAAATGCACCTGCCATTTTCTGCATTCTGCGGTTTCCGTTAAGGAGGCCGTATGACTCTGCCAGTAGACGGCATCAAACTCCATCGCGGTAACTTCGCGGCCATCGGCCAGCAGATTCAGCCATTGCTGGATGCCGGACAATGCTTCCGCCTTCAGGTGAAGCCGTGGCGCGAGAAGCGCAGCCTGTCGCAGAACGCGCTCAGCCACATGTGGTACACGGAAATCAGCGAGTACCTCATCGCACGCGGCAAGACCTTCGCTACGCCTGAGTGGGTCAAAGACGCGATGAAGCACACCTATCTCGGCTACGAAAGCAAGGACCGTGTAGACGTCGTGTCTGGCGAGGTCACCACCGTCCAATCCCTACGTCATACGTCAGAGCTGGAAACGGGCGAAATGTACATCTTCCTGTGCAAGGTCGAAGCCTGGGCGATGAATATCGGCTGCCACCTGACCATCCCGCAGAGCTGCGAGTACCAGCAGCTGCGCGATAAGCAGGAGGCCTGATGTCTACTCCACTTTCCCGCGTCATCTCAAACGAAATATTCCGCGTTCCGGCGCGCCGCCAGCGTAAGCCAGTGGTTAAGCCGTCCGACATCCCGACTTTCAAGGACTACACCGCCCGCCTGGTGGATCAGAAATGGCTGCGTCTCGCGGCACGGAGGAAACATGCGTAGCACCTACCGCAATAAAAAATGGCTAGCCGCAGTCGGCCAGATTGAGCAATGCGTCCTGTGCGGAGCGTGGGGCGTGCAGGTGGCGCACCGCAACGAGGGTAAAGGTATCGGAATGAAAACAGACGACTGCGCCACCGCTGCTATCTGCGTCACCTGTCATTCAGAGATTGATAACGGGAAGGGGCTGAGCCGTGACGAGCGCCGCCAGTTAATGGATCGAGCCATTGTCTTAACCGTTATCCAGATCGCCCGTCGTGGCCTAGTGGTGCCCGCATGAATATTTACGATATCACTCCTGTCAGCAAGCCCCGTATGACACAACGAGATCGCTGGCATAAAAGACCTGCGACAGCGGCATATTGGGCTTTTAAAGCAGAAGTTCGCCTGCTTGGAATCAGCATTCCTGAATCCGGTTATCACATCACCTTCATCATTCCCATGCCAAAAAGCTGGAGCCAGAAGAAGCGTGCGCAACTTAACGGCCAGGCTCATCAGCAGAAACCGGATAAAGACAACCTGGAAAAGGCGCTTCTCGATGCCATTTTCGACGACGACAGCCGCGTCTGGGATGGCCGGGTGACAAAACTTTGGGGAGAGAAGGGGCAGATCATTATTGGGGAGTGCGCGCCGTGACCAGAGACGAGATAACCCGGTACCAGGCAGAAAGCGTTAAGCGCGCCAACCTGCCGCCAGTAGCAAAGCACAGCCAGACCAAAACCACTCAGCCACATAAGGAAGCCGCATGAACAGTCAGCAACTGGAATACGTACGTCAGCAGCTCATGGTGGCGACCGCAGATCTGAGCGGGGCGACGAAAGGGCAGTTAATGGCCTGGCTTGAAAATGCCCAGTACGATACAAAGACATTCAGACGCAAGAAACCACGCGTGATGGATGAGGTGACCGGGAAGGTGATTACTCTGGATAACCCACCGATACCCGGTAAGCAGTCGCGAGCTAAAGGGTCACATATTCCTCTGGTTAATCCAGTTGAGTACTGCACCGCATCCTGGCGCCGGGCTCTCATGTCGCTGGAAGAGCGCCATAAGGCGTGGCTATTGTGGAACTACAGTGAAGAGACAAAATTCCCGCACCAGACAACGATCTGCCAGATATCTTGGGAAGAATTCAGAGAGCAGCTAGATGGGGAGAAAATCGCCTCTAAAACCATGGGCCGACTAAAGGCTCTGGTGTGGCTTGCAGCTCAGGACGTAAAAGCTGAGTTGGCTGGCAAGCGTGTTTATCAGCAGCAGGAATTGGCTGCACTTACAAGCACAACTCCACAGAACTGGAGCACCAACTACGCGCAGCGCTGGCGTGCAATCAGGGAGATATTCTTAGAGCTGGACAGAGAGGCGTTACTTAGTGTTAAAAAAGCACGATCGCAACAAAAGGCGACAAATTATCATCAAGGTATTGCAGAAATGAATTAATTGGCATATATTTCATGTAAATCTGATATCGTCGCCATAGCTTTGATTGTCGACTGAACATAAAAACCTCGCCACCGTGCGGGGTTTTGTCGTTTCTGGAGCCTGCATGTCCGAGAAAATCACAGAGCAATTGGTCTTCCGCCCTGCCAGTGAAAAACTGACAAAGGATCTGGATGGTGAGTGCGTGATTCTGCTCAACCCATGCGATGGTTGGCATATTGCCCATGTGGTGGCTCTGGAAGAGGATGGCGAGGTCTACCATGTCGGCGCATATCAATTTGCAGGCGGCGAGTTCGAGCCGCACGAATTTTATGTTGCCTGGGCTTTGCTTCCAGACTCAATAAAACTGTCTGATCGCTTTGAAGATCAGAAGATGAGTCAAGAGATTAGAGACGCTCGCTGGCGTGAATGGACAGCCAGCATCAGTAAGTGATTTCAAACCATATTCGCCGGTCTAGTTCAGTGGCAGAACGGCAGCCTTGTAAGCTGCGCGTCAGAGGTTCGATTCCTTTGCCCGGCACCAGAACCCACTACCTGGGACCCTTCGGCCAGAGAGCCGACATTGCCTTACCCTCACATTGCCAGCCTGTCGCTGGCTTTTTTATTTTCAGGCTCCGGGAACCATCATCGACACGCCTACTTGTTAAATCGCCCCGAGGGCCTGAACCAACTACACACGGAATAAATATGTCTGAGACCTTCACTATCGTAGGCGTTGGTCTTACATCGTCATCAGTCGGTGTAACCTTTGCCACGCTGTTTCCGGAGGCGACTCCAGCAGTGATGCTCGGATCACTCGCCGGAACTGCGCTATACGTTCTGACCTCAGATCCCCATCAACTCTGGAAGCAGGCTATCTTTGCGCTGATATCGTTTATCAGTGGCGTGTTCTTCTCCGTTCCCATGGCGAAAATCATGGCCGGAATCATCAACACGCCGTTAAGCCTGATGAAGCCACCGGCCAGCATTGAGGTATCGCCAGCTGTCGGTGCAATTGTCACTGCTTCCATTTCCGTGGCAGTCCTGCTGCGTATTCTCCGCAAATCCAAAAGCGGGAAGATGCCGGGGCTGGGGGAGGAAGATAAATGACATGGCAGCTTCTTCTGATGGATGCAAACGCCATAGTTTGCCTGTTAATCATGGTCAGGCTGATGTTTTTCCGGAAAGAGGGAAAGCGTCATCGCCTTAGTGTCGCGGTGCTGGCCTACCTGGTCATCCTTGCCGCCGGATTCAACGCCTTCAACATTCTGCTCGGCCACTACGTACAGGTTAACCTCGGCGACCTGCTGCTGAACTCCGTCATCTGCATGGCGGTGTGGCTGGCGCGCGGGAACCTGGCGAAGGTCGTCATTACGGAATAGCCATGACCAAAGACGATATCTTTAACACCATTCTCGGCAAAGAGGGCGGTTATGTTGATCACCCGAATGATAAGGGCGGACCAACGAACTGGGGAATTACTCAGGCAACTGCCCGCGCGCATGGTTATACCGGGGATATGCGAAACCTTACACGTGAGCAGGCTCTGGCGATCCTTGAGTCTGATTACTGGTATGGCCCACGCTTTGATCAGGTGGCAGAAGTATCCCCTTCCATTGCCACCGAACTTTGCGATACCGGTGTGAACATGGGGCCATCAGTGCCGGTTAAATGGTTCCAGCGCTGGCTGAGCGTGTTCAACACTCAAGGCAAACTCTACCCAGACCTGATTACAGATGGGGTTATTGGCCCCCGAACTATCAGCGCATTGAAAAGCTATCTTGCTCGACGTGGAGATGAGGGAGAAATCGTATTGCTTCGCGCACTGAACTGTAGCCAGGGTCAGCGTTATCTTGAGCTGGCAGAACAGCGGCCGGCTAACGAGTCATTCGTTTATGGCTGGATGCGCGAGCGGGTGAGCCTATGATGACACTCAAATCTGTACTGGCGGCAATCGGAGTTGCGATCCTGATGGTGCTTGGTGCGTTTGGTGTGGGCCGTTTTCGCGGGCGTGAACAGGCTGAAGAAAAAGCAGGCCGGCAGCGCATAGAAGAAAAGGCCGCAGCCATTGAGTCAGTAGCCGAACGCCGTGTAGAAGCAACAAAAGAGGCCAGCAATGTACAGCAGAATGTTAACCGCATGCCTGATGACAATGTTGATCGCGAGCTGCGTGACACGTGGAAGCGTCCCGGTGGTGGTTGATACAGCCTGTGACTGGGTAAAGCCAATCTACCTGACTGATCACGACATTGATGTTCTTGACCGCCAGACGAAGCGCGACATCCTGGCGCATAACAAAACGTGGCAGGCGAACTGCCAGAAAACAAAAGAATCGGGGGCAAAGTGACGAAAACCAACCAGTGCAGTGAAGGTTTCGACAACCCATCCAGGTTCCGCGAGGAGTGGGATAAGCAGACCCAGGGGAAATAGAGCCTCATCCCTGAGGTTCTGACACAGTCTCTCCTCTGGGCTTTAACCGTAGCAGAATCACAGAGCCTCGCATCGGCGGGGCTTTTTTGTATCCGCATTTCACCGCGCACCGCAGCGCATTCAAACCACGTCGAACCAAACCCTTTGAAATGAGCCTTTGAGGAAGTCAGTTAGTGCTGGCGAGCCTCGACGGGCTGATTTCCTATGCGGCAAAGGTTCATCTCAAAGAAAGGTACACGCTATGAATAATCCGTCAGTTATTCCGGCCTTCGACTTCCGCGAAATGGTTTTGCCATCCAACGGAAAGGTCATCACGACGTCCATGAAGATCGCCCGCTATTTCGGAAAGGCGCATAAAAACGTTCTTCGCACTATCAAGCGGCTGGAGTCAGATTGCTCCCCTGATTTTAACCGGCTCAATTTTGAGCCCGTTGAATACCTCGATAAGAAAGGCGAAATGCGCCTGATGTACAACATCACGAAAGATGGCTGGATGATGCTTGTAATGGGTTTCACCGGGAAGATGGCGACCGCGATTAAAGAGCAATACATCGCCGCCTTTAACTGGATGGCCGAGCAGCTAAACCGACGCATGGCCATGGGTGAAGAAATGCAGCACCGCTACGCCATCAAAGAAACGCGCTCAAAGCTGAAAGGCACGATCGGACGCCGTTTGATGAACGAGCGGAAGAAAGAGAAGCGCGTTCTGGAGCTCGAGCATGAGCACATCATGCAGGTAACGCAGCCAGAATTGCTGATTGGCTGATCGACATTACAGAAGCTCTTCACTGAGGGGCTTCGATAATGATCTGTGTAACCCCGCAAGGATGGTGATCACATCTTGCTG